CTTGCTGGCAGACAAAACCGACCTCTGGCACGCGCAATATCCATCGGCAACTCGCTGGTGCAAAGGAACCTATCCAAATTGGACCCTGCACCAATATTCAGAGAGCGGAAAGCTGGATGGCATTACTGGCAGCGCTGTTGATCTGAACGAATTCAACGGAACCGACGCGGATTTGCTCAAATGGATCTCCCCCCGCTCTCTGCCAGAATCCCTGCCAGCTGCCAGCTTGCCACAGGCGGGCGGAGCGCAAAAGCCGAAAATTACCGTCACCATTGACGGAGACGCTGATATTGAAGTATTGAAGATGGTGAATGGAATTGCGGTTAAGCAGGGATGAGTCATAGAATTATCCAGGGTTTGCTGACTGCTGGCCTCTCCACCCGCCCGAAGGGGATGCCACACACTCGCGCCAGGGGGACCAAGCGTCTTGGTCTCAAATATGAGAAAGATTTCGGAGATGTCATTGCGAAGTTGGCTCCTGGTAGCGTACTGCATGGTCAGTGGTTTTATTTCATTGACGCTGATGGTCCTGGCTACTGTCAACCAGACCACATCGTTATCCTTCCTGACGAGGTCGTGGTCTTTGAATGTAAGCTCACCGAATGTGAGCAAGGACGTTCCCAGCTCCGAAGACTTTATTTTCCGGTGGTGGAGAGATGTTTTGGCTTGCCAACGCGTGGGATTGTTGTCACGAGACATTTGACCAAAGAGACAGAATTAGCTCTTGTGACGGATGATCTTAGCATTGCGCTACAATTCAAAGAGAATGCCATTGCAACATTGCACTGGCGGGAGCGGACCCCGTTGGTTTGGCCCACGCACCACAAGATTCGCGAAACGCCCCCATTGACACCCGTGCGCGCCCGCGCGTAGGCTGCTGCCCAAATTCACAGGAGACATATCATGGCTCGTCGCAGGCTTTCCGACACGATGGCAGTTAATCCACGGCCAGCAGGTAGTAGCGAATATCACTCGCGAAGCGTGCGGAAAATCGAAAATGGCCATATTGTCAGCGAGAGCCATGAAAAGGATGGGGAATATTCTTCTCGAGAATATTTCACCAGGAATCCCGATCGGCAGGTTTTCGGGCCTGATAAGGGCACAGGCAGCGTGGGCAACGAGGGCCTCTCAGGCGCCATGAAAGAAATTTGCAAGTAATACCAGACGCCGACTGAGCGACTGCGGATTGCCCCAAAGCAGCAAGGCAGTTCGCACTAATGCGAACCATTGCTGCACACTTTTAAGGAGAAGTCTTGATGTCTGGTATGTTCACAAATGGAATGAACACTTTCAATGCAAGTGCCAACCCTGCAAATCCGCTCCCTGCAAACTCGCAGTTCCCGGTTGATACCCAGCTCACGCAGGGCGTTGCGCCGGAAACGGTGGCAGTGCCAGTGGGTCTGTTCGGTGTGGGCGGCACGAACTTCCCTCTGACCGACGCGGCCACTATTGCTGTGCCGCTGGCCAATGCCAATAGTGTTTTCAACTACTCCGTGACGCTTGGCGGCAACCGCACGCTTGCCAACCCGACTGGCACCCCGGTGAATGGTCAGCGTTTGCAGATCTATATCACCCAGGATGGCACTGGCAACCGCACGCTTGCGTATGGGACTCAGTGGAAATTCCCTGGCGGTGCGCCGACCCTGTCGACAGCAGCTGGTGCAGTGGATCGCATCACCGCCTATTATAACTCCACCCTGGGCTTCTGGATGGGCGCGCTCGAGAAGGCGTTCGCCTGAGAGGTATGAGATGATAGGTCCCATAAATTCAAAAGAATGAGTGGGACCTATTCATGTCTGCTGCAAATCCAGTTGATCTAAGTTTCCCTGCCAAATTCCAGTGCCTTTTCCAGCCCATCCGCTTTAAAATTTTCAAAGGCGGAAGAGGAGGAGCGAAGAGTTGGAACTTCGCGAGAGCACTTTTGCTCCTGGGCTATCAACGTCCGCTGCGCATCCTTTGCGCCCGTGAAATGCAGAAGAGTATCAAGGAGTCAGTTCATAAGCTCCTGGTGGATCAAATCCACGCGATGGGACTTTCGCATTTCTACGAGATTCTGCAGAGCGAAATTCGAGGCGCAAATGGAACCACTTTCGCATTCGAGGGCATTCGACTCAATGCAGCGAATTTGAAATCTTATGAGGGTGTGGATATTTGCTGGGTTGAAGAGGCGCAGACGGTCTCAGATCAGAGTTGGCGAGATCTCATTCCCACCATTCGAAAGGAGAATTGCTTCATTCACAGCGATTCCATGCCGTCTTGGTCAGAAATTTGGGTCTCATTCAACCCGTCGCTAGAAACCGACCCCACTTACAAGAGATTCGTAGTCTCGCCAACTTATACCAGTGAAACTGGAATCCTCGTTCACACCACTTACCGAGATAATCCGTGGTATCCCGCGCCGTTGCTGGCAGAAATTGAAGCTCTCAAGGTTTCCGATTACGACGAATATCTGCATGTCTATGAGGGTCAGTGCAAACAGAACTTGGAAGGAGCTATCTATGCCGATCAGATGCGGGAACTCACAATTCGTCAAGCCGATCGGGCGGCCGAAATGGGTCTGCCTGTCCTACGTGTTCCTTACGAAAGAGGAACTCCTGTCGATATCATATTCGATATCGGAAAGAGCGATTTCACCAGCATTTGGGCAAGACAAATCATTTCTTGGGAATTACGATTTATCAACTTTCATCAGTCCAATCGAAAAGATCCCTCCGATCATGCGGAAGTTATCAAAAGCTGGGGCTACCCCATCGGTACTTTGTGGCTCCCCCACGATGCAAAGGCCAAGCGTTATGGATCGAAACTCACAGTCGAGGAGCAATTCCGAGAACTCTTCCCAGGAGTTTCGGTCCGAATCGTGCCCAAGCTCAGCGTTTTGGACGGTATCGCCGCCGCTCGGACAGTGTTTGGGAATTGCTGGATTGACCCTGTTCGTTGCATGGATGGTCTCACTGCCCTTCGTCATTATCGTTGGGAGGTAGACCCAGTTACTAAGATGTTCTCACGGGTGCCCCTGCATGATGAGTATGCAGATGCGGCAGATAGCTTCCGCTACGCGGCCGTGACTAGTAAAATCCGCACTGGAAAATCCAAACTCGCATTGAATCTCCCTGGTACCAATGCCCCGCCCGATGGAACTCCCATTGCCCAGGTCCGTACACTGGAACTCGCGCGTCCTACTCCACAGCTATTTGGCAGTGGGCAATCTACTGGATGGATGAAATAAGATGGCAGTCGACTCAGGTCCCAATAATAACGACTCCTCGCTTGATCCAGCAGTGCTGGAAGCTCAGGAGCGGTGGGAAATTTGCAACTCGTGGTTCAGCGATGCCAGACGCAACTGGTTGGAAGACTATAAGTTCGCCAATGCGGACCCCTACAACCTTGATCAGTGGCCGAATTCCATCCGCCGTGCCCGCGACTATGACGATAAGCCGGTGCTCACTACCAACAAGGTACGGCAGCACAATCTCGAGATCATCAACAAGGCCAAGAAGAACAAGGGGAGCATTAAAATTCGGCCGACAGGTAACGGAGCCACATTTGAGAGCGCCCAGATCTGGGAAGCCTACATGCGGCAGGTCCAGTATCAGTCGCTCGCGCCGGATCATTACAATCGCGCGCTCAGTTTAATGGTCCAAGCCGGTGTTGGCTACCTGCGTGTCTATACGGAGTGGGCTAAAGGCCAGATGTATCAGGATGCGAAGATCACTAGCATCCAGGACCCCCTGACTGTCTTCATTGATCGAGATGCCAAAGGTCTTGTTAAAGAAGACATGAACTACTGCATGATCTTCGAGGACCAGGATCGGGAAGAATTTCTCAAATTCCACAAAGAGTGGGCAGAATACGCAACTGATGAGGCCCTTGTTGAAGGTGGTGATTGGGTCTCGTCCGATCGTGTGCGGAAGTGCGAGTATTTCCGCCGTGTGCAAGAAAAATCCAAGCTCTTTGCCATCACGAAAGACGGCCAGCAGCAGCTTTTTTCAGAAAATACCATTGATAAGATAGCTGGGAAGGCCATTATTGACGATCTCGTGGAGCAGGCGAAAGACCCGCAGAGTGGTGTGAGAATGCGGGAGGAAGAGAGCATGAAAGTCGAATGGAAATACATCATCGGCAATCATATTGTTGAGGAATCCATTTGGCCAGGTGAGACAATTCCCGTAATCCCTATGATTGCGGAAGAGGTCATCGTGGATGGAGTATATGACTGGAAAAGTCATACTCGTGCGATGATTGATCCGCAAAGAATGTACAATTTCTGGTCGTCAACGGCGGTGGAATATGGCGCGAATCAAACGAAAACTCCTT